GCCGGAGGCGCCGGACTTCCTCGAGAAATACGCCGCCGCGCGCCGCGGGGTGAGCCCCGTGCCAGAGCCAGCCGGCCGGACCTTCCGGCGGCTCATCAGGGCCTACCGCGCCTCCGCGCGCTGGTCGAAGCTCGCTCCGCGCACGAAGCGCGATTACGACAGGGTGCTGAGCTGGGCCGCCGGCACCTTCGGCGATCTGGACCCGGCGCGGATGGAGCGCCGGCACGTGATCCGCGCCCGGGACGAGAACCGCGAGCGGCTGCGCTTCGCCAACTACATCGTTCAGGTCCTGAGCGTGCTCTTCGAGCAGGCCATCGACATGGGCTGGATCACGCACAACCCCGCCCGCGGGATCCCGCTGCTGCGCTCCGAGGGCGACGGGCCGCACCGCCCGTGGCCGCCCGCGCTGATCGAGGCCTACACGGCGGCCGCCGCGCCGGGGTCTGTCCCGCGCACGGTGATGGAGCTCTGCATCGGCACCGGTCAGCGCATCGGCGACGTGCTGGCCATGCGCTGGGATCACATCCGGGACGGCGGGATCGAGGTGCGGCAGTCCAAGACGCGGGCGCGGCTCTGGATCCCGTTCACGCCGCGGCTGGCCGCCTATCTGGCCGCACTGCCGCGCAGCGGGCTGACCATCGCGACCGGACGCGACGGCCGGCCTCTGACCTACCACGCCGCGGCGGCCGAGATCATGCGCGTCCGGAAGGCGGTGAAGGCCGAGGCCTTCACGATCCACGGCTGGCGCTACACCGCCGCCGCCGAGCTCGCCGCCGCCGGCTGCAGCGACGAGGAAATCCAGGCCATCACCGGCCACAAGGCCCGGGCCATGGTCGTGAAATACGCCGGGACGACCCGGCAGGAGCAGCGCGCGCGGACCGCCCAGAGCCGCCGCCAGACCGCCAACGACGGAGGAATTGAAAAATGACTGCACCTGGTGCGGATGAATGGGCGGGAACCGCCCCCTGCAACCACCGTCGCGACGCCGGTTTCAGGGCGGCAGACGCCGCAGTCCGCTTCGCCGATCTCGACACCAACCAGCGCCGCATCCTGCGCCTGCTGGCCGGCCTCGATGCACGGCGGCTGCCCGACGGCACCATGCTGCGGATGTGCGTGAACCGGCGGCGCCTGAGGGCCAGCGCGGAGGCGATGCAGGCGCTCTACTGGCTGGGTCTCGTGAACGGCGCCGGCAGCCGCGATGCCTGGGGCACGGGCAACACGCCCGACTCGTCGTGGTGGTGGCTCAGCAGCGCCGGTCTCGCCCTCGTCCAGAGTATCGGAGCGCGCGATGCTGTCTGATCATGATCCGCTTCTTCGCCGGCCGGAGCTGCACCCGATCCCGGCCCGCATGCGCGGCCGTCCCATCGACCATCGCGGCTATCCGGTGCCGTGGTTCGTAACGGAGAAGACCGCGGACGGCCTGTGGGATTTCACGGTGGTCGACAAGCGCCGCCGGGATGAGGCGATCCGCCGCCGGGTCTGCTGGGTCTCTGGCGAACCGCTCGGGCGCTACGTCGCCTTCGTGCTCGGCCCGATGTGCACGATCAACCGGGTGTCCTCCGATCCGCCGGTGATCCCGGAGATCGCCGAGTGGAGTGCACGGGTCTGTCCGTTCCTCTCGCGGCCGCTGGCGCGGCTGCCGCACTTCACGGGGCAGGGATCGACGCCGGGCCTGATGGTCCCCGACAACCCGGGCCTCTGCGCAGTCTGGACGACCAAAGACTACTACTGCGGTCGCGATGGCCTGTTCGCGCTGGGCGATCCGGAGGTCGTCAGCTGGTGGCAGCGTGGGCAACGCGTCGACGACAGCGCCGAAGCGCGCCTCGTCTACGAGGACCGCGCCGCGCGCCTCGAGGCGATGGCCGCCGAGGAAGGCCCCGCCGCTCTTGCTCTCTTCCGCAGGATGAAGCGGCGGGTCGACCTGTGGGCTCCCGCCAGTGTCGCGGTCTTGCCGAATGCGCGACGGACGGAGGATGCGACATGAGCGCGCTTCCACCGCCCGAATTCTGGAACGACGTCGACCGCCCGGTCCTTGAGGCGCTGTCGACGCTCCTCGGGCTTGTCGACGTCAGGGCGCTCGACCGGCCACCGTCAGTGGAGATCTCGATCAGCGTGGACAGCGAATACGCCTCCATGACGCTGTCTGTGCCCATCGTTGCGCCCGATCAGGACAGCAGGTGCGAACCCTGCCACGGCGACGACGGCGAGCCGGAAGGAACCTGCCGTCGGGATCTGCTGTCTGATCGTGCCGCGGCAATTACCGAGTTGCCGGCCCGGATCTTGACCACAAGCTCAACGGAGGAGGATGCGTGCGATGGGCGCGAATGATCGCAGCAAAGACTGGCGCGCGGGCTGGCACGCCGGGATGGCCATGGCGGCGGCCGAATGTCGACGGATCGTCAGAGAGGGAGGGGTGCTGGAAACTGACGACATGAAGATCGGCGCGCTCGAGGCTGCGCTGGCGATCCTTGATCTGAAGCGGAGTGCCGAAGATGCCGGCACCTGAGCGCATCTGGTTGCAGGATGCCGGCGACTATGACGCAGCGCGCGCCTGCCACGAGGTCACATGGTGCGACTGCGCCGTGGACGCGCTCGACACCGAATACGTCCGCGCGGATGTTCATGACCGGGTGGTGCTGCTGCTGCGCGAGGCGCTCGAGGAACTGCGCGCAGAGGCACAGTCGTTGATCCTTGTGGAGGCGAGGCTTGAGCGGCGGGGCGACACGCTGGCGCCGCGTCTTGAAACTGTCGACCCGGCGACCTGCGAGGTGGTCGCGCCACTTCTCGATGTTCTGCGGCGCGCCAAAGCGGTGGTCGGACGATTTCCGGGTGGCGCTCCGTGGCTCGACGATCTGCTGGACGGCAAATGGACGCTCGGTGGCCCGCAAGGATGCGCGTCATGAACGCCAGAAAAACCGGCCCGCGGCCTTTTCAGATCGCCATTGAATGCGCCGACGTGAAACCGCTCCATGTGATAACGGAAGTTCTGGCCAAAACTGCGGAAGCGCTTTGCCACATGGCTGAATCGGATGCCAGGTCCGGGATCTACTGCCTGGTCTGGGCAGCCACTCGTCTGGCCAGACAGCACGGAGGCATGCCGCCGGACCGCATCTGCGAGATGATCGCCGAGGCCACCTTCAGGATACTGGAGATGGAGGATGAAGAACCGCCCGACCACAACACGTCGAGGATGCAGTGATGCCGATCCGCGCTGAGAATCGGTCCCGGTATCCGAAGGACTGGCACCAGATCGCCGCGCGGATCAGGGAACGCGCGGGCGACAGGTGCGAACAATGCGGCGTCCAGAACGGCGCCATGATCTTGCGCGGGACGCACAAGGGCCGGCACGTCTGGCAGCATGTGGGGTGCGTCTTCAACGACGTTTTCGACGCCGTGACCGGGGATCGGCTGCCGGGCCAGAACTTCGACACCTGCCATTTCCCGAAGCCGCCGATTCGCGTGGTTCTGACCGTGGCCCATCTCGACCACAATCCGGAAAACTGCGCGGACGACAATCTCGCCGCGCTCTGCCAGCGGTGCCACAACGCCTATGACGCTCCCCACCGCGCGGCAACCCGCGCCGACAGAAGGAACCGCACCTCATGATCTCCATTCACACCCCATACGACCCTGAGAGCGTGACCGGCGAGACAGGCTGGATTTGGCTCGAATGTCGATGGATGGGGCCTGACTGGTGCCTGGTGCACACGGCTCGCGACGAGAATGGCGACATCTGGACAACGGTGATCAATGAAGCGGAAAGCTCTGAGTTCTGCGTCAGGGCAGACCGATACCGCGGCGCGCCGTACCTGAGCGCGCTCAAGCCCGCGTGCGAGCCCGGCAGAAGCGATGCGCTCGAGGTGACGATCCGCTTCGCCTCCGGCTTCAGCGCGGCGCACAGCTTCGGCGATCCCGCAGCGGCGGCACGCGTCGAGGCGGCAGTCCTGCAAGCCTTGGCCATGGGGCGGAGCGCAGGGTGACCGCGACGGTCAAGCGTTGACGCAATCGATCCCTCGCACGCCACCGCGGGCTGGTGAAGCGCAGCCGTGGCCATAGACTGCTCCGCGCAGAGGCGACGCGGTATGGCTGACAGACTCACCCCTCAGGCGCGCAGCGCCAACATGGCCCGCATCCGCGGCCGCGACACCGGTCCCGAGCTCACGGTCCGGAAGGCGCTCCATGCGGCGGGCTTCCGGTTCCGCCTGCATCGCCGCGATCTGCCGGGGACGCCGGACATCGTGCTGGTCCGCCAGCGCATCGCGATCTTCGTGCACGGGTGCTACTGGCACCGGCACGAGGGCTGCCGCAACGCGACCACACCCGGCACGAGGAAGGACTTCTGGCAGGCGAAATTCGCGGCCAATGTCGAGCGCGACGCCCGGAAGGCCGCGGCGCTCGAGGCCGCGGGCTGGCAGGTCGTCGTGATCTGGGAATGCGAGGCCGGGAATCCCGACGGCCTCGCGGCCGTCATCCGCGAGCGCCTGCCCCCGTCTGCCGGGCGGCGACCAGTTCCAGAAACTCTTTGAAATCCATGAGCCATGCCGCCTGGGGCCCGGTGAAGGTCCGATGCAGGCCGGCGGGCACGACCAGCTGCAGGCCGTTGCGTGCCATCTCGTCGGTCTGCGCGACCGAGATCCCCGGCTCGAGGGTCAGCAGGTGCTTGCGGTCGATACGCGCCGCCTCGGCCAGCACCTGACGCCACCGGTCCTTGAGGGTCGACTTCACTCCGAGCATCGACAGAAGCAGCGGGTCGAAGTCCGGGTCATGGTAGGCGGCGGATGAGGGAAACAGGAAGTCCGGGCGACTCTTGCCCTCGGTCCGCGCGCCGCGCTCGTGCCGGATCCCGCAGGTGGTCAGGATGGCCTCGACATGGTTCTCGAGCGACAGGCCCATGCGCGACTTGCGGCGGTTCTGCACCGACAGGGAGAACGACAGGAAGCCGTCGACATCGGCCTCGCCGGCGGCGACGAAACCGGCCCTGAGGCGCTCGGCCACCACCAGCCGCTCGAGCCTGCGGAACAGTGCCTCCTCGAATTCGATCCACCCCATCAGGGCGCCGTCGGGATCCTCGCGCGGGTCCGGCGCACCCGCGTGTTTCCGGGCCGCGGCGGAGAGCTCGCGAGAGGGCGGAAAATCGACGCCCCAGTCCGCGACGATGCGATCGAGGCGATCGGCCTCGGGCTCGGCCGGTTCGATCCCGAGCTCCTCGAGGATGTAATTCGCGACGAAGTCGAGCCCGCGGTCGTTGCCGCCCTCGTAGTCGGCAAAGCGGAACCCGCCGCCCAGTTCGCCGTCAAGGCCGAAGAGCCAGGCGATCTGGTTCTCGAGGGTCGAACCCTCGGGAGCGACGATGAACAGGATCTCGCCGTCCGCCCGCAGGCCGATGACCAGCAGGTCGCGCTCCGAGGCCAGTTCCATGACCGCGTTCGCCTTGAAGTACAGCCGCCACTCTGCCGAGCGATGGGGCTGGTTGCGGCGGGAGTCGTACCACGACACCGGCGCGGTGTCCGTCACCCCTTCGTTCTCGCCGCCCAGCCAGATGAACCGGGCAGGGCGGTTGCGGAACTCCTCGGGACCGAGGACATTGCGCAGCGCCTCGACCCCGTTGAACTCGTGCTGGTTCGACCGGCGGATATCGGCCTCGACAGCGGCCAGCCGCTTTGCGGCGATGCGGACGAAATGGTCGGAGAGGAAGCCGTAGCGCACGCGGTCACTCCGCGGCGACCGTGTCCAGCACCCGCCCGATCAAGACCGCGCGCAGGATGACGGGCCGCAGATGGCGCGCGACGGCCGTGACGACCGGGACCACCACCGAATTGCCGAACTGGCGATAGGCCTGGGTGTCCGACACGGGGATCACGAAGTCCGCGCCGTCGGGCCGGTCGAAGCCCATGAGGCGCGCGCACTCCCGCGGCGTCAAGCGCCGGGGGTTCCGGCCCGGCCCCTGATCGACGAGGATCTCGGAGCCGTCCTTGTGGTAGCGGGCCGAGAGCGTGCGAGCGACATCGTCCGGCCCCGTCAGCCCGAAGCCGAACCCGTTGCCCTTGGCGCGATGCTTCTCGGCATAGGCCTGCAGGTAGCCCCAGAGGTGGTCCGACAGGGTGTAGCGCGCCTGCACGCGGCCATGCTCGTCGAGGAATTGCGGATCATGCTCCGAGCCGTCCTCCCGGTGCAGGATGGAACCCAGGCGCGGCCCGTCTTCGACCGGCGGCAGCTGCATGGTCTGCAGGTCGACGTCGAGCCCGAGATCGCCGCGCACGGCCGCGATGAAGATCCGCTCGCGGTGTTGCGGAACGAAGCAGCGCGCATCGATGACGCGATGATCGATGCGGTAGCCGAGCTCCTCGGTCAGCACCGAGCGGATGACCCGGAAGGTGTTCCCCCGGTCGTGCGACAGCAGGTTCCGGACGTTCTCGAGCAGAACGACCTTCGGCCGCTTGGCCTCGATGATCCGGGCGACGTCGAAGAACAGGGTGCCCTGGGTGTCGCAGGCGAAGCCGTGCGCCCGACCGAGCGCGTTCTTCTTCGACACCCCGGCGATCGAGAAGGGCTGGCACGGAAAGCCCGCCAGAAGCACGTCGTGATCCGGAATCGAAGCCGGATCGACCCTCGTGATGTCGCCCTCGAACCGGTGCTCCGGCCCGTCACGGAAGTTCGCGCGATAGGTCCGCTCCGCGAAGCGGTCCCATTCCGATGTGAAGACGCAGCGCCCGCCGATGGCATCGAAACCGCGCCTCAGGCCGCCGATTCCCGCGAACAGGTCGATGAAGCGGAAGTCGCCGGGCGACAGTCGCGGCTGCCCCAGCCGGCGCAGCCGCTCCAGCGCCGAGCCGTCGGCCGCAACTTCGCCGTTCTCCCAGCGATGGACGGTGCTCTTCGAGACCCCGAGGAGGGCCGCCGTGTCGTTGAGTGCGAGGGCGGCGGCGCGGCGCAGCTCGGAGAACTCGGTCATGACGGCAACCCCCCGGGACTGTTTTTCCCACACTCGCACACGAACAATGCCGGAACAAGGGTTGACTGCCGGTTCACGGAGGATCATGGCGGGTCGACGGCCGGGGCGCACGAGCCCTGCGGAACGTTCCCGGCACGGAACGGGAAAGGGGAAAACCGATGGGAAAACCGTTCCGCGGCACTCGGTCCGAATGTCTGCCAACCCTTTGAAAAGAAATGGAGGCGGGTATCGGAATCGAACCGATCTACACGGATTTGCAATCCGCTGAACATCCGATTGAATCAATAAGTTGATGAGAAAACACCGTCAGAACACATCAAGAACTGATCGCGAAAGAGGAAAACCGACCTTCCGCAGCATTTCGACGTCGAACAGTCGCTGCAAAACTCGATTCAAGACGCGCTCAGGCCCATCCGGACAGCGCGGTCACGGCGGTGGCGGACAGGCTGACCGCGCCTTCTCACGACAGCCGAACACCGGAGGACGCGGCGTGAGCGCGACCGACATTGCGCGGATGGAGTCAGGATGAAATCAGCTCAAGTCGGACGCTGCAAACGCGCCGCCGCCGCCACCACCTGCGCTGCCAGCCGTAGTGCCTGCTCGGGCGGAATGACCGCTACCGGAACGCCGCCCCGGTAGACGGTGATCTTGCCGCTGTCCGCGACGTGCCAGTGATGGCCAACAGTCAGCGACTGGTCCGAAAGAAAGTCAGCCATCGCCGCGGAAACCGCGCTCGATCCGGTCGCGCAGTCCGATCAGGCCGAGGCCGAGGACGATCAGACCGGCCGGCGACGTGTCGCTCGACCCGGTCACGCTGGCGATCACCTGCCTGAGATCGCCGAGCATTCCGGTGTCGGGAAGCACGAGTGAAGCCGCTCCCGTCACGATGGCAAACACACCCGCCCACCACGTGAGCGACGTCGGCAGAATGTAGCGCATGGTTCAGTTCCTCCGCATCAGATTGGAGACACGGTTCGTCAGCCGCTGCCGTCAGCCGGACGCGGGGACGGGTTGTTGCGGGGCAGCAGGTGTCATGGCACGGGCTGCGGGCGCAGCAGGTCGAGCGCCTCCGCCTCGGTCAGGCGGCGGATCGGACGCGAGAAGTTCACGCGGCCGCCGCGGTCCACGGCCCAGACGGGGATCGTGCCGCCGGGATAGCGGCCAAGGCGGAACAGGTCGCGTTCCGCCTCGCGGCGCGCAATGATCGCGGATGGCCGCCGCCAGTTCAGGAACGCCTCGGCGGCTGCAGCGCGATTGCCGGCATTCAGCAATTTCGTCAGCGTCGCCCGGGCGATGGCGCCGGTGTTGTAGTGGAACGAGACCAGCGCATCGAACTCATGCGGGGCAAGCGGCACCTTCACGGCGCGGCGCACGTCTGCCTCGTAGACAGCGAGGTCCATGCGGAAGATCCGGAAGGCCTCGCGGATCCCGGCATCCGGATCGGGGGGCATGCCGCGCGGCATCCGTGCCGGATCTGGCGGCCCGGCCGCGGCGGTGTGGCCGATGCCGAAAGTCCACACGTCCTTCACATCGAGATAGGGTCCGGGCACGATGCCTTCGTGCCGGACGAGGGCCAGAAGGCCCCGGTCGGTCGTGTGCATGGGATTACCTCAGAAGCAGCGACAGGAGGAGGATCAGCACGGCGATGGCGAGGCCGACGCGGAGGCGGTGACAGAACGCGTGCCAAGCGTGCGCAGGATCTCGGCGAATAGCGCGCGCCAGCCGGAGAAGATCAGTCATCTTTCTCCTCTCCCTTCGCACCGCGCAGACGGGCAAGGACGAGCTCGATGAAGGCCGGGCCGAAGACGCCCACGAGATAGGCGGCCGAACCCGCCGCCCCTCCCGCAGGGATCGCGTGCGGCGGCAGGGAGAGCCAGGAGGTCACAAGTGCCATCGAAAGGCTTCCCATCCCGACCGCGATCAGACAGCCGAGCAGGATGTGCCGCACCGCGTCCCGCAGGCGCATCTTCGTGGTCAGGGCATTGGTCGCTCCGCCCAGCGCACCCCACAGAGCCAGGATCACCGCCTGGGTGGCCGCCATTTCGACCACGATCAGCGACCAGAATCCCTTGTCGTCGCTCACGCACGAATCTCCATCGATGCAGCGTGACAGAAAGACTTGCAGTGTTTGACAGCAAATCTTGCAGCAGATGCGGTTTCGGATGCTGCAGTGCAGCGCGGTCGCCTGCCGGGGTGGCGGGCCCAGCGGCGGGGCGGGCGGGATGCGGACATGAAGACCCGTTCGATGGCCCTGCAAGGTCACATCGAACTCCCTCACGCCTCCTCCACCGGCGTGATGCCGAGCGCGGCGAGCCCGGCGCTGGCGGGCTCGGCCACGACCACCGCGATCCGCCCGGCGCCGGCCGGGGCGTCGACCTGCACCGCCGCCCGCGCCCGTTCGGCGGCCGCCATGTCGGCACCCCAGGGCGGGGCGGCGAGCGGCGCAGCGAGGAGGTCGAGCCATCCTTCGCCGACCACCATGGAGGCCGCGGCATAGCGGTCGCCTCCCGCGTCTTGCCAGATCGGCGCGCCGAAGGTGGCGTCGTCGTCGGGGCCGAGGCCCAGGGCGCGGGCAAGCTGATTGGCGTCCGCGATCATCGTCTCCGGCACGGCAATGGTCGCTCTCATCACCAGGCTCCGCAGCGTTCGTTGAGGTATGTCTCGATCCCGGCGATGTCCTCGGCAGAGGTCGTCCCGGCCCGGCCGACCAGAGCATGGATGCGCCCGGTGAAATAGGTCGTGGTGTTGTTCCGCGAGCCGATGAACATCGTCCAGTTGCCGTAGGTGCCGCCGCCTGTCGCCCCCGTATTGGCTGTCGAGGGCGTCCCGTTGACCCGCAGCTGCACGTTCGGTGCGGCAAGGTCGGAGATGACGGTCGCGACAAAGGTCGCGGGCGCGTCAATCCCGGACCGCGTGCTGGTCTGCGACGTAGTGGCGCCGCGGTGCATACCCTGAATAAAGTTCGTCCCCGCCGTCGGTTGCTGCAGCAGAAAGCCCGGGTTGGTCGCCACCCCCGGCGAATACTCGACGATCCGGGCGATGTTGGCATCCGTGTCCTTCCGCACGGCGGCGAACAGAGTGAAGGTGCTGTCGTTGTTGAGGTTCAGCGTCGTCACCGACAGTCCGTCGTCCACGCCGTCGAACTGCAGATAGGCGCGGCCCTGATCGTCCACCTGCAGCGTCGGCCGCCGGCCGGAGGTCGCCTGCGCGGCGTAGTGGACGTTGCCCGAGATGTCCTCGACCGATCCGACCGGGTCGCCGATGGCGGTCACCGGAATCGTGCGCGCGCTGTCCTGCCACAGCTTCGAGAAGTCCGAGAACTCGAACCAGAAGCCCCGCTGGGAGTTGGCGAAGAGTGCGGCCGGCGTTGCCGCACCGACCGAGAACCAGCGCCCGATGGCCGAGAGATTGACCCTGACCGACGACCGGGAGGTCGCGGACAGGACGCGGAAGGTCACCTGGGTCGTGGTGGTGGCGACAACGCTGATCCAGCAATCCGGGTCGGCCACCTGCCCGGTCACGATGGGCGGCGAAGCGAAGGCCTGCGGGAAGGTCCAGGTGACCGTGGCCGAGCGCCAGATGCCGCCGAGCGCAGTGGAGACGGGCGCCACGAGATAATCGTCGCGGGCGACCCGCATCATCCCGTCCGCCGTCTTCCACCAGCGACCGTTACCATTGGCGTTGCGCTCGAAGGCAGCCCCGGTCGGGACGCCGCCCGACTGTGCGACCTCGCCCACCAGCGTGGCTTGCGTGAAATCAAGCGTCCAGGTGCCCCAGGTGGTCCCTGCGTCGTTCGAGCGCCGCTCCCAGCGCCGCAAGCCTCCGTTCCAGGACCACCGCTGGATCAGGGCATTGCTTGCGAAGCCGGCGATGACCTGCAGATGCCCTACCTGCGTCCCGTCCGACAGGGGCAGGTTGGTCGTGCTCGTGGTCGTGCGGTATTCCCCCGCCGTGACGGCGGCATTGGCGTTGGTGACCGTCGCCAGCCCGGTGCCGACACCGAGCCCCGCCGAGAGGTCGGCGAGGCCGAGCACGGACCGCGCCTCCGCCTGCGTCAGGTCCTCGGGGTCGCCGGTCCCGGCCGAGATGCGACCCTTGATCCTTGCCGTGGGCATATTGGCGAGCTTCGCGTTGGTCACCGCGTCGTTGGCGATCACGGTCGCACCGTCGCCGGTCGAGGTGACATCGCCGGAATGGTTGGGGTGCGTGTAGGGATTGCCCGCAGGCGCGACCCAGCCCGTCCCGGTCGAGACGAGGATCGCGAAGCGGCCCGGGGGAAGCGCGAGCGAGGTCGCCCCGTCGATCAGGTCGCTGCCCGCGCGGGCCACTGTGATCGTGCCCGACCCGCTGTTGCGCACCATGACCGACCAGCCAGCCCCGGCCGAAGCGGCAGCGGGCAGCGTCAGGGTCCAGGTCCCCGTGCCGCTGATGACCTTGCCGCGGTCGGCGGCGGTCAGTGTCAGCGCCGCGTTCTGAGCGACATACTGGCTCCCGAGCGCGCCGAGCGTGGCCAGCGCGACCGCCGTCGTGCCAGCCGTCCCGAGCAGGTTGGCGAGAAAATTGCGCTGGTCCACCAGAAGGTCGGACAGCGCCTGCGCCGTCATCGGCTCGGCCTGGAAGGCGGCGGCTGTGGGCAGCGTCGTCATGCATAATCCTCCGTGAAGCTGGTCCAGAGCGTGTCGGTCAGATTGGCCCAGGCCGTGTCGGTCGCCCTGCGGCCCCAGATGACCGGGAAGGCATCGTCAACTCGCGTGAGCCAGACGATGGGGCGGGCGACGCCGAACGCAACCTCGGCCCAGGGTCCGGCGCCGCGGGCCAGGGCGCGCACGCGGAAGCGCGTCTTCGGCCCGTAGGGCGGGCGGATCATCAGCTCGGCCGCAGCCGTGTCGGCGACCCGCGTCCAGCCCTCGTCCGGGCTTTCCCGCGCGCCCTGCTCGGCGACCTCGACCTCGTAGCCGATGGCCCCGGGGGCGGGGCGCCAGGAGAGGAAGGCGATCGCGTCAGGCGAGAGGACCACGCGCAGCCCGGTCACCTCCGGCGCATCGGGCAGCGCCGGCAGCCGACCCTGCCGCAGCGGCGGCGCCACCCGGCCGGTCTCGGCGGTGTGAACCGACGGATCTTCGACCACGGCCTCCACCGCGACGCGGGACGCATCGACCGGCCGGACCGAGACGATGCGGGCCCGCGCCGACCAGCTCTGGGCAAGGCCGAAGGCGACATGTGTCCGCTCGCGATCCTGCCCGGTGTCCGGCGTGAATCCGGGGGCGGCGACAAGGCGCAGGGTCCGGTCGTCAGCCCCTCGTGTCACGGCAATGGGACCAGCGACCGATCCGTCGCGCCGGCGCAGGCCCACGACATGACCGCTGCCCGACCAGTTCATCGGCTCGGACACAGTGAGGGTCAGCGTCGCGGCGTTCCAGGCCACCGCCTCTGCCTGCGCGCCCCAGCCGACCAGGTCGTGCTGGATCGCGACAAGATCGCCGAGCGCCGGGATGAAGCCTTCCATCTCGGTCTCGAAGCGGACGGTGCGGCGGCGGTAACGATTGCAGGCCGCGTGGTAGAGCCCCTCGCGCAGCGCCTGCGCCCGCGATGTCACGCCATCGAGGACGATCCGCGCCGGCCGCGCGGCGGTGCTGCCGGGCAAGCGGGCGGTGACACGCTGAGGCTGCCAGGTCGCGGCGTCGAGATAGCTGACCTCCACCGCATCGGCCGTCTCGGGTCCCGGCATCGTCCAGTCGATCGAGAAGGTCCCGTCGCGGATGTTGCGCTGCGAGAACATCGCAACCGGGATCGTCTGCGGCCCGTCGCGCACGATCCTGAGGATGCCGCCCTGCATGCAGGGCCTGGCCCGGCCGGTCAGCGCGACCCGGGCTGCCGCATCCCACCAGGCGCCGGCGGTGGTGATCCGCATGTCGCAGGTGTCGCCTCGCGCGGCCCAGAGCGTGTCGAGCGCGAGCAGCCCGGCGAGGTCGATCCGCGCGTCGGGCAGACCTGGCCCGTAGAGCGTGCTGCGCGCCATGTCGGCCAGCGCCCATGCGATCGACCGCGTGGGCACCGGCGCCGACCAGACGGTGCCATTCCAGACCGGCAGCTTGCGGGTTGCGGTCACATGCACCTGACGCGAGGCGAGGCGGGAAAGGTTGCCGGTCGCGCGGAACCGCATGGCAAGCAGGGTGACCTGCGGCCAGTTCTGCGCCTCTGCCAGGTAGCCGCGCAGGCCGGTCCAGATCACGTCATGGCCGGCATTGGCATCGCTATCGCGCGGATTCGTCCGCCAGGCCCTGACCGCCCATCTGCCTGGCGTCGGCAGGGTCCAGACATGGCTTTCGCGCTGCGGCGTGCGGGTCTTGTCGCTGCGGGTGGGTTCCCCGAGCAGGACCCAGCCCCCGGTCAATGTGCCCGCGTCGTCGATCGGCGCGGCCTCGACCCGCACGGTCGTGGAGCGCACGAGCAGCCGGCCCGTGTTGGTCTGGCCATAGAGCCCGCCGGGCCATGCCAGATCGACGCCGACCCGGGCGGCCGTCTGGCCGGGTCCGCAGACGGGGACGCCGGTCAGCCCGCCCACGATGCTCAGGATCTCGGCCGACCCGGAGGTGGCGGTCCATCCCGAGACGGTCGCGGTCCAGCTGTCCTCGTTCGGCACCGTGCCGATCTGGACGGTCTGCACCGGCTGGCCCGTTGCGGTGATGCGCACCGTCTGGCCCGAGGTGCGGCGATGCCCGGTCTCGGTCACGGTGAGGGTGGTGCCGCTGCGGGTCCAGGTGACCGTGACGCGGCTCCGCAACTCCTGCCCCGAGATCGCGTCCGAGGTGACGACGGCGGTCGGGAACAGGGTGACGGTCCCGCCCGGCGGCACGATCTCGGTCTCGACCTCGCCGAAGGCCTCAACCGGCGTGTCGCCGATCTCGATCTTCTCGATCTCGAAGTGCCCCGCGCCCACACTGTAGAGGCAGTAGAGATATTGCTCGTTGCCCGCCGCTTCGGCCCAGGGTGCCGCGGCGAAGTCGGGGGCGAAGCGCATCCGGCCGTATTGAACCGGCACCGGCTCCTCCAGCCGCGAGCGGTTGCCCTGCGGGGAGAGCGAGAAGACCTCGCGGCCACGACCCGTGTCCTCCGGCCCCGGCGCCGGCAGGACGGCGTTCAGCAGCGCCTGGCCGCCGAGCAGCAGACCCGCGCGCGCCGCGGCAGCCGCCAGTCCGCCGCCCGGAAACAGGAGTCCCGCGGCCCAGCCCGAGGCTGCGACGAGAACGAGGGAGAGGAGCGTGCGTGTCGGATCCGACCCGCCTCTGCCGCCCGCGCCGAGCGGCAGCACGACGAAAGCCGCATGATCGCCGTCGCGCAGCCGCCGCCGCCATGCCGCCCGCGGCAGGGGACGGCCGTTGAGGAGCGCGATGACCGGCAGCGGCGTCCGGGGTGCCAGCGCGCGCAGGCGCCGCGGCCGGCGGATCACGCGCAGGCTCCGCCCGCCCAGCGGATCGAAGGGATTGCGCAACGTCACCAGATGCGCGATCACGCCCAGTCCTCCCGGCGCAGAACCGCGACCTCCCGGTAACCGAGCGTGGCCAGCCGGTCGCGCGGCGTGCAGATCGTGCCCGCGCCCTCGATCGCATGCAGGATCCGGTCCCCGGCCACGAGGATGCCGATATGGCAGGGCCGGCGGCCGCGCGCCATCAGGACGGCATCGCCTTCGGCGGGCGGATCGGCGGGAAGCCAGTCGCGTCGCCCGGCCTCGATCGCACCGAGCGTGGCGCGCAGGTCGGCGGGATCGACAGGGAGGGGCGGCACCTCGCGCCCCCAGACTTCGGCCCAGACCCGCCGGGCGAGCGACCAGCAGTCCGAGACGCCGGGCACCCAGGGCTCGCCGAGATAGCGGCCGACCCAGAGCCCGGCCGAAGGCGCCGTCGCAGGGGGCATCGCAGGGGGCGGGGCGGCGGTCACTGGCCATACTCCAGCGTCGGAAACTGCTCGCGGCTGTATTCGAGCCGCGGGAAGCGTTCGTTGAGCAGGTCCGACCAGCCTGCGGTGGCGACGAGCCGTCCGGGCGTGGCCGAGGCGGAGCGCAGCGTGAGGCCGCCGACGACATACTCGGGCCCGTCGTCGGCCGTCTCGGCGATCCAGCGGCGCCAGATGATGTCCACCGGATCGAGGCTTGCGGCGGCGCGGTCGATCTCGGCCACGATCAGCCGGTCGGTGGCGTCGATCTCGGCCTCGACCACCGGCACCGCCTCGGCCGAGAGCTCCGGCGGCCGCAGCCGGAAGGCGAGCGGGATGAAGGTCACCACCTGGCCGGCATTGCGCGGCGCCTGCGGCTCGAGCCGCCCGTCAAAGGCCACCTGATCCGCGACGATCCGCAGCGGCGCGGTGAAATCGGGGTGCCAGATCTCCAGCGTGTCGAGGATGACGAGCCCGGCCGGGACGGAGGCATAGGCTTCGGCGAGCGCGGCCGAGAGGGCGGGATCAGGCATCGCGGGCCTCCACCGGCAGGGAGATGGACCACGCCAGGCTGGGCAGCGGCTCGGCCGTGGCCGGCCCGAGCGGCAGGACCTCGCGCCGCACGATCCCGCCGCCGAGGGCAACCTGGCAGAAGAACCAGGCCGTGCCCCCGCCGGCGCCGCGCGCGCGGCCGTCCGTCCCGGTCGGGAGGAAGAGCCCCGCCCCGGGCAGGAGCGCCCGCCGCAGGTTGACCTGCGCGATGGCCAGCGCCGGCGCGGAGGCCCCGGCGTAGCTCTGCGCAAGGCCGGGCCCGAGGGCCAGGATCCGCGCGCGCAGCTGAAATCCGCCGCTGCCGACCGGCGCCGACACGATGACGCGCGTCCAGCCGAGGTTAGGCTCGCCCCGTGCGGTGACCTCGGCATGTTCTGCCGTGACCGCGCCGGTGGCGAGGTCCGCGATGGCGGCGCGCGTGACGTTGTCGCGCCCGATGACCGAGATCCGCGCCGCCGTCCGCGTGAGGCCCGCCAGCGTCATCGTGAAGAAGATCCGCTCGCCGGAGCCCCAGCCGCTCACATTCGAGACAATCTGCACATAATGCACGGAATTGTCCCCGTTCTCCGCGAGCACGTCGCAGGGGACAAGATCGGGGCCCATCGCCGCGCCGGGCTGGATCGTCGCGCCCAAGGTGGTCCAGCCGCTGAGGCTGTCCGAGGACCCGCCGATCGACCAGGCCTCGTCCCCCCACCAGGCGCGGAAGGCCGCGAACTCCGCATCCGTCAGCCGGGCGGCGAGCGTCGGGCGGTCGCGCCGGACCGCGGTGATGCGCCGCGCGCGGATCGCCGTCTCGAACTCCGACCGGCGCGCCTGGTCCGCGAGGTCGAGCCGGTAGCCGCGGCCGACCGGCACCGGCAGGCTGTCGGGCCAGCGCCGGGTCATCGCGGCACCCGCCGCATGCCGAAGACCCCGCCGAGCGCGGCGGTGAGCGAGCCCCGGCCGCGCCGGGCATTCTCGGCCAGGGCCGCGTCCACGCGATCGATCACGATACGCAGGAGGTCGCCATCGGCCTCCTGCTCCTGCGTCACCGACACCTCCTCGCCGCGCGCCGCGCCGTGGTTGACGATTTCGACGCGCAGCGGCCGCGGCGGGGCGCCCCCGCCCGCGCCGGCGGTTGCCCTATCGCGCGGGGTGGCAGCCGGCGGGCCCGGAACGCGCGCCCAGTCGGGCACTCCGCCCCGCGCGAAGGGGATGACCTGTGCAGGCGGCAGGTCGAGGCGCACTTCGGGCACTCCGCCCGTCGCAAAAGGCACCACCTGTCCCGCCGGCTGATCAAGCCGCACCGCGAGATGACCCGAGGCGGCGCGGGCGAGCGGCAGGATGGTCTCGCCCGCGGGCGCGATCGCCCGCACCCCGCCGCCCTTCAGCGGCAGGATCGCCTCGGGCCCCGCCTCGCCCATCAGGCCGACCTTTCCGCGCTCCATCGGGAAAAGCACCGGCCTGTCCACCACCGTATTCCGCAGGACCGACAGGGCGGGCACGATCTGTGCCGCCGGCCTCTCGATCATCCGGTCTTGCAGAACCGGCGTCGGCGGCACCCCGCCTCGCGCGAAAGGCGCAACTTGTCTCATCGGCTGATCAAGCCGAACCGCCGGCAGCGCCGGCACCCCGCCCCGCGCGAAGGGTTGCAGCGCCCCGCCGGACAGGACACCGCCGCGGGCCAGCCCGAAGGCCGGCAGGATGGCATCGAACAATGGCCCGAACACCGGGGCGAAGACCCGTTCCTGCAAAAGCTTCGCGAGCTCCGACTGGATCGCGCGGGCCATCGCCGAGAAGGCGTCGGCGGTGGAGCGTGCTCCGACGGCCAGATCGGCGAGGATGCCCGACAGCGATCCGGCCAGACCGCGCGACCCGGCCTCGGCCACGGCGCCGATTTCCTCGGCGAGGCCTGCCAGCGCGGCGCGGGCCTGTTCGGCGCCCTGCGCGCCGGCCGGCCCCAGCGCTTCGAGACGGGGGATCAGCTCTGCCAGGCCCTCGGCCGTCCGGCGCCGGGCGGCGGCCATTTCGCGGGCGGCCTCCTCCGTGGTGACAAGCCCGGCGCGCGCCTTCTCCTCGATCCCGCGCAGGGTCAGATCGAGGTCCTGCAGCGCCCGCGCCGCCTCGTTCGTTTCCGCGACGATCCGCCCGCCGCCGCTGCTGCGGCCGTTGTTGCGCAGGGCCGCTTCGAGCTCGGCAATCTGTGCGCCCAGGACCACGCCCTCGCGGAGATCCCGCTCTAGCGCAGCAAGTTGTTGCTGGGCGGCGGCCCGGATTGCGCCCTCGCCGGACCCCAGCGCCGGCGCCAGCGCCGCGCGTTCTTCGGCCAGACGGCCGGCCACGGCTGCTTCGGCTGCGCTCTGGCCGGTCTGCAAGGCTTCCAGCCGCGCCCGCCGCCCGATGTTGGACACCGCCTCGCGGGCGGCTGCCGATGCGATCCCGGACATTGCGGCCGCCGCGGCATTGAGGTTCGCCGCCAGCCGCGCCGCTTCATCGGCGCCCGCTCCGATCCCGCCCGCCACATCCACCGCCGCGAGCCGCTCGCTGGCTTCCCAGGCCGCGATCAGCGCGTCCTTGAGATCCTGCGTCACGTCCAGCCCGGCCACGATTTCCTCGAAGGCCTCGCGCTCCTGCTGAGCGCGCAGGGCGGCGACCCCCGCGCTGTCCTCGCCGTATCGCACGATGAGGCTGCGCAGAGCGATTTCGTCTTTGAGGTCCTTGAGCATCGCCTCAGCGGTTGCCGTGTCCCGGGCACGGCGCGCTTCGGCGGCACGCGCGGCTTCTGCCTCGGCCTGGGCTACCGCGCGCATCGCCTGGACGCGGGCCTGGTTGGCTGCGACCGAGGCGCGCTCGGACCAGTCGGGCTGGACGGCCGTCTGCGGTCTCTCGGTCGCCGCCGCCAGCATCAGCGCGGCTTGCTCGGCATCCAGAAGCTGGGCGTAGAGCGCGAAGACCTCCTCCTTCATCGCGCTCACGCCGCCGGTCGCATTGACCAACTCGTTGCGCAAGGCGGCCATCGCCGCGGCCTGTTCACGCGGGCCCTGCGCCTGCGACAGCGCGTCGAGCGCGCCGGCGATTTTCTCGACCGGCGCGACAATCTCCGCATCCTCGCCTGCGATGCCCACGATGTCGGCAATCGCGCGGCGCACCTGGGTTCGGATCATTTCGGCGGCGCCGGAATTCTGCGCCTCCTTCAGGTCTTCCAGCAGATCGGCGCCGAGGATCGTGGCGATCGTCTGCGAGGTCTGCCAGGAGGCGCGTTCGGCCGTGATGCGCCGCAGTTCGACCTGCAGCGCGAGGAGCTCGCGCGCCTGGGCCGTGGCGGCGCCGAAGTCGGCCGCGAGCTCC